TGACGGTGTCGTGTGTGAGCAATTGGCTACGACCCTTGACACTTGGTTTGGGTCTGTGGATGAGCCCACTACAAATGGGGATTGTGGTTCTCTTCTTCTCGCTGATTCAGCGTTTGGTCCTGTCATTTTGGGGATTCACTACTTGGGGAGTGCGCTTGAGAAACGCGTTGGAGCTATTGCTGTGACCTGTGACATGGTTGCAGCTGGAATCAACGCTTTTGACGATATTACTGTGCAGGCCGGGGAGCCCCTTCTGTCTGCACCATCGGTGGAGCGCGCGCTTGGTGAGCTCCATTACAAGAGTCCCGTGCGTTTTTTCCCAGAGGGATCTGCTGCTGTGTATGGTTCCTTCACTGGCTTCCGCCCCAAGCACAAATCAAGTGTCTGTCCGACCCTGATCTGCGAGTCGATGGAATCTCGCGGTGTAACTGTGGCCTTTGGCCCTCCTGTGATGGAGGGTTGGGAGCCATGGCACATTGCATTGCAAGATATGCTGCACCCAGTGGTGAACATTCGTTCTGACATCCTACAGGCTTGTGTATCCAATTTTACAAAGGATATACTTGACGGATTAGATGACGAGAGTTTGAGCCAGGTGCATGTGTATGATGACGACACTGCAGTGAATGGTGCCACAGGGGTGGCCTATGTTGACAAGATCAATCGTGGTACGAGCGCTGGCAATCCATGGAAGAAGAGCAAGAAGTACTTCATGAAAGCTGCGTGTCCACGTGGCACTTTGTTGGATCCTGTGGACGTGGATGAGGAAATCATGGACCGTGTCCGCGTGTGCGAGGCCAAGTACAAGGCAGGTGAACGGTACATGCCAGTCTTTTGTGCCCACTTGAAAGATGAGGGGACGAAGTTTGCCAAAATCAAGGCCAAGAAGACGCGCGTTTTTACGGGCGCTCCTTTTTGTTGGACGATAGTTGTGCGCAAGTACCTGTTGTCCGTGGTGCGGGTCGTGCAGAATAATCGTTTCCTGTTTGAATCTGCCCCTGGGACTGTGGCTCAATCTCTGGAATGGCAGCAGATTCGCACGTACCTCACAAAGCACGGTGACGATCGGCTGATTGCTGGAGATTATGGGAGTTTCGACAAGAGCATGCCTCCGTGTGTTATCCTTGCCGCGTTCGACATCGTTTCATCGATTTGTCGAGCTGCTGGTTACTCGGACGATGCTTTGGCCGTTGTGTCTGGCATTGCGGCAGACACAGCTTTTCCATTGGTGGATTTCAATGGTGATCTCATAGAATTTTTTGGGTCGAATCCTTCGGGCCACCCACTAACTGTGATCATCAACGGTCTTGCCAACGCTCTGTACATGCGCTATTGCTATGCTATCCTCTCTCCAGCAGGGGAGTGTAGTAACTTTAAGCGCGATGTCTCCCTTATGACCTACGGGGATGACAATGCCATGGGTGTGTCCAAGGATGCATCATTTTTCAATCATACTGCCATTCAGGGTGTTCTTGCTCGAGTTGGGATAAAGTACACGATGGCCGACAAGGAGTCGGCGTCCGTGCCCTACAT